CTCATGTTGTTTGTTTTATATTATAACGTTGTGTTGTTTGGTTTATTGTGTTTACCCGTTTTTAATTGCTCTTTTAAATGCTGACTTGATATGTCGTAGGTTGTAGCTTAGACCTTGTTTTTGGTCTTCGACCATCCAATATTCTTGTTCGGGGTTTAGGTCGAAGCATTCGACAGGGTCAATTGCCTGGTAGCGTCCACTCCCTCCGCATATTGTAACTTCTAATCCGTCCACTTCTATTGGCTTTGATAGCTCCATGTAGAATTCATGAGTGCTTCCCATGTAGCTGAAAGCCATAAGCCCTTGCTCGTTTATTACTTTCAACATTTCATTAATCTCGGCGATTGAGTTGAGGTATCTTTTAGGTAGTTTTTTCATATTGTTTGTTTTTATATTATTATAACGTTGTATTGTTTGGTTTTATTGCCCCCCGTAGGGGGCTTTTTGATTTATTCTCCTGCAAATTCGTTTTCCTCTACATGAAACCTCCCTTGACTAGTATTTAGTCTGTCCTGTTGTAGTGTAGATACTAGGTCTTGAGCATTCTCAATCATGTTGAGGATTAGCCCCTCAATGGTTTCTTTACAACGGGTCTTTGATTCTTCTTCTGTTGCTACCTTTGGTAAAATAGTCTCCACCATTGCCTCGAGGTATTGGGCGTCCTGTCCTAAGACCTTCATTAATTGCTTTGTCCATTGCATGTCAACTCCTTTTCTAAATCCGTTATTCATATTTTCTGTTTGTTTGTTAGATAATTGGCTTCCGCCCTTGTCACTATAAAGACGCCCTAGGTATGGGTTATATTGTGCGATATTGTATTTATTTTTAAATTAATTTACAAGTCGTTGATAATCAATGAGTTACGGGGCAAAAAAAGTTTAAAATATTTGCGCGCATGGGCGCATGGGGCTATCTAAAGGTCTAAATTGCGTCTAAGGGCAAAAGTCAAGGGGCCGTGTATGATTGGTCATCGAAAGGGAAAAAGGCCTTAAATCGCATCTATGGCCTTCGGTGAAAATCCCATTAAACGTAAAACGTCCGACTATATTGTGTAGGAATAAAAATAAATTTTGGTGGTTGGGTTGGTTGGTCCTTAATTAGAATGATTCTAAATAAGACGTGGAATGTCTAGATGCAACCGTGTTGCAAGTAGGCAGTAACGTATATGTCTGTATATTATTGTGTATACATAGTAAAAAAAGCAAAAAAATTTACCCGACCCTATTTTTATTTGCACCCCCCCTATCAACAAAAAAATCATTTTCTTTTTGCAAAATTTTCTGTAATATGCGCATACAACCCGTTACCCCTAAGTGTCTCGTCAAATTTGTACCTTTACCCTATGACGGACCTAAGATTAACACCACGGGGTATGATGAGCACCGCTCGACCAGGCCAAACTGAGATTCAGCGATTGGCGGCCCTTAAGAAGATGCAGAAGAGAGAGGATAAGATATCTATGATGACTTCAGCGATGAACCGCAAAGACATGATGGATGAGTTTAGACAACATTACAAGTAGTATAAAAATAGTTGTCGCTGTCCTCGGTAATCCACTTACCGTGCGACTCAGCATTGTATGTTTGGGTGCATACCTTGTAGTCAGGCTTCTTTGGAAAATCTTTCGTGGTGAATGATGGTTCAATCCATCGCACCCTATTGTTAGGTTGCAAGGCAAAGCATCCATTATCCAATATTATTATATGATGTGACTTATGCTCGTGCGGACTCTCGCTTAGTGTGAGGTCAGCATTCTCATTTGTTTCACACGCCCATTGTATCGTACACAGGTATTCACCGTCATACCACTTACGGTCCTTCATGAATACTGATGATGTGGTGTCTGCAATATATGCTAGCTCTACAATAGAGAACGTCTTACTGAAGCTATTCCATAGGCACAGCTGATGGAACGGCATATGCGGAACATCGTTAGGGTTCTTGTCTCTGTCTATCAGCGCAGAGCACGGAAGCTTATCCCTCATCACGCCATTCTCAAGAAGAACCTGAAACAGGGGCACTTGACCTGGAAGACATCTGACGGATACAATCCGCCCTAGGAAGAACTCACCGTGGTGAGATTTCATATCATATAAGTATTCAGCACGTACCCATACATCTACGGGTGGGAAGCTAGATTCTATGTAAGCCATTGATATAGTTTAGTATTAAGTTAATTGCCTGCCTATCGTCTTTAGACTTGCTTATGATATCATTAATCTTTCCTGCAATATAATATCTTTCAGACGATGTGGCTCTGTATTTGGCCGACTGTATAAGCGGGGTTATATTTTCGTCCCATCTTGGATTTTGCATGATACTAGTTTGTAAGTTGTATTATTATCCGAGTTCCTATTTAGTATGTTAACCAGCTCCATCGCTTCGCCAGACCTTTCAATCTGAAGAATCTCGCTCATTCCATTTAGCAGGTACACGTTTATGGACTTCGGCCCTACGTATACTTCCTTTAATATCTTATACCCCATAGTCGTATCTGTCTTTGATTAATGTTAACGTATCCCCCTGTACTAGGTCAGGGTCTATAGGCACACCCAAGAACCGAACCTCGAAGTGTAGGTGTGGCCCTGTTGACCTTCCTGTCGAACCTATTACCCCTATCCCATCGCCTGCGCTCAGGGTGTCCCCTTCTTCTACTAGAAGCGACCAATGATGAGCGTAGTAAGTCTCAAGACCGTTGAAGTGTCTTACCACAACTAGATTACCGTACCCGCCATTGTAACCTCTCTCAGCATACCGCACTACTCCATCCCATACGGAGCGAGAGGTGTCTCGGTTACATCCAGCGTAATCTATTCCGTAGTGCATCCTGCCCCATCTCCATCCATAGCCACTAGACACATGACCCGTTGAGTGGAACTCAAACGAATCCAAGTGTAGTGTTATGGAGTCAATGGTACTGTCGTGGGAATAGTGTATGTATGGACAGTGGTCATTATACATAGTGTCCAAAAAAAGAGGGGGCTCTTCAACCTCAACGGTATCCAAGTCCCCCTCACCTACACATAAGAAGAAATCCGTATCAAAGGTATGTCTATTAGGCATAGACATGTATACATTAATCAACATTAGCCCCACAATAAAGGAGCATACAAGGGCGTTTAAAATAAAATTTCTCATTCTTCCTTTCTATATATTATATATGACGGCAGTTCGCTGATAGGAGAGTAGGACACTACAATTCTGTCCCATCCATTTGTAAGAGTATATACGACATTGCTATCTATAATTTGAGTCATAACTCGATAGCCGTCACGATTGGATTCCTTCATGAGCTGCGATTGTGTTAATCCAAAATACGAATGTTGTCCGTAACAACAAGACGTAATCAAAAAAAATATTAAAATTTTCACCTCGTACTTCCAGAAGGACTCGAACCTTCAACCTACTGCTTAGAAGGCAGTTGCTCTATCCAGTTGAGCTATGGAAGCATATTATGACGAAAGTTATCATATTTTATGACGACTTTATGACGATAGAATTGTTATATATCAACATTTATGACAACCTGACGACTTTAGTAGTCAAAAAATTAGTATTAAAAAAATATTTGAAGAATAAATATATAAGAGAGTATATAGTGGAAAAAAGTTGTCATCTCGTCATGTTTTATTTCTATATTAGTGGCATAAATTAAATTTAATATGAATTACCAACCAAAGAACTTGTCTTTCGATGACAAGGCACGAGAAAGCTTAGTTAGTGGCATTAATCAGATAGCTAAGGCAGTGAAGTCAACCCTCGGCCCAAGAGGCCGTACGGTCCTTATAGAATCTAACGAGCATACGCATGGCATTACAGTCACGAAGGACGGAGTCACCGTGGCTCGCTCCATCGACCTCCTCGACCCTGTCGAGAATCTCGCTGTTCGCATGGTAAGAGAGGCAGCCGATAGGACGGCCCTATCGTCTGGTGATGGAACTACAACAGCCATCGTATTGACGGAAGCCATTGTAATGGAGGGACTAAGGCTGATTGAGCCCCACCATAATATGACCGAGGTTATACGTGCAATTAACAAGGAAGCTAAAAAAGTTATAGAGTCACTAGAAAAGGAGTCTATAAAAATAAATCAACGTAGACTACAGGATGTGGCTACTGTTTCTGCAAATAACGACGAGGAGATAGGTAAGGTTATTGCCGACACCTATAAGAAGGTAGGGTTGAAGAACGGGATTGTTACCGTAGAGAAGAGTCAGACTCCTAGCACCACCTCTGAGGTTACTCAAGGTATACAGCTAGATAGGGGGTACACCTCTCCATTGTTTGTAAATGACCAGAAGCGGGACGAGTGCATACTTGAAGATGTGCATGTTCTTGTAACAGACCAAGAGATATCGAATCTAATAAGCGTAGAAAACGTTTTAAAGCAGGTTATTAACGACCAGAAGAAGCTTTTGATTATCGGCCCGTGCTCAACTAACGTTATTAACACTTTAGCGGCCAATGTAGTCAGAAATGGACTAAAATTCTGCAATATTATACCACCAGACTTCGGATATCGCAAGCACGAGCTGATGGGGGACATTGCATTGGCTCTTGGGGCTAAGTATTTCTCCGAGCAGACGGGTGATAACATACAATTTGCCAATTTCAAAGACCTAGGGCACGCAGAGAAGGTAATTGTTAGTCGTGATAAGACTATTATTATCAGAAATGAGTCTCATAAGGAGGATATTAAGCAAAGAGTGGAGGAATTAGAGGTCCAAAGGGAAGAGGCAACTAAAAAACAAGACAAGGACTTCATTTCTAAGCGCATTGCGGGGCTCCAGGGAGCCATTGGAGTGATTTACGTAGGGGGTAACTCCGATATAGAGCAGAAAGAGCTGTATGACAGGGTAGATGACGCTGTATGTGCAGTTAATTCGGCTCTAGAGGAGGGAATATTGCCTGGTGGAGGGGTTGCTTTGTATGACAAGAGTTTTCATCTAGATACAGATGGAGGTCCTGAGGAGCAACGAGTTGCAAACAACGTTTTGTTTAACGCACTACGCTCTCCAATGAGTCAGATAATGAAAAATGCTGGATATGACGTTGACGAGATAATATCGGAAATTTTCTTTGACGGCACGCAGGGGTATGACGTTAAGAACAATCAGTATGGGGATATGATTGAGATGGGAATTGTTGACCCCACCAAGGTGACGAAGAACGCATTGCAGAACGCAGTGTCGGTTGCCACGACAATACTTAGTACAAATGCAATAGTAACTTTAGCAAGAACATATGAAAGCGGTGAATAATTACGTAATAATCGAGAAGATTCAGGAGGAGCTCAAGAACGAGAGCGGTTTGTTATTGTCCGAGGACGATGCACTACACTTCAGGTATAACAAGGGACTTGTTCTAGGGGCTGGAGACAAAGTAACCTCTGTAAAGGAGGGTGATGTTATTTATTATGACAAGAGTGCAGGGCACGATGCCATGTTTGACGGAATGGTTATCACCGTTATTCGTGACCGTGACGCAGTAATTGTATGCGCTCCTGATTCAGATTCTCAATAAATCGGCGATATCTTTTGGCTTGGTAACCAGCGTCATTACGGTAGAGGGGGTTCGACTCGTCGAACACCTCTCCGTAGAGGCGTTTATACATTTCTGTTAAAGCTCGCTTTCCTTTTATTGTTAGTCTATATGTGGTGTTGCGCTTGGGCGTTCTTGCTACCAGCAATGCAATCCATCCACTATCCATAAGTCGCTGTTGGCGCTTCCTATCCCACGATAGTAATTTTTCAAACTTCACTAGGTCTGCTTGTCTAAATGTACCCTCGTCATAGAGGAATAAAAGCATATCTAGGTCAGCCTGAGTTAGGCCGTGCTTGGCCTTCATCCACTCCCTGACCACCTTCCAGTACTTGAGTATATTTTCCATATCTTTGCTAATATATGAGTCGTACCTCGGAATATTACAAGAAAAACCCTGAAGCTCGCAAAAAAAGGCTTGAGTACCAGAAAGAGTATAACAAGCGCCCTGGGCAAAAAGCCAAGAGAGCAGAGCTGAACAAGCTCAACAGAGAGAAGGGTACTTATGGCAATGGCGACAATAAGGATGTGTCTCATAGAAAGAATGGGTCTACGTTCTTGGAAGCGCAGAGTAAAAACAGAGCACGAAACAGAAGTAGAGCATGAAAGAACCAGGATTAATAAAAACGGGAGGCCCCTTTTCAATGAGATTCAGGGATTTTAACCCTATGTACAATCAGTACTCTGGGGATGCAACCTTGAACTTCAGAAACAGAAGAAGAGGCATATCATCTTCTTTTACTGGTAGCATCAGGAATGCAGAGCCTAGCCCTATTATGACGGGTGGTAAATACAGGCCTGCGGCTAGCTTCGGAGCGAACTTCAACAAGAGATTTAAAAACAGTAACTTAAACCTTAATATTAACGTAGACCCAAAAGGACCACAGAAGGTCTCTGCGGGAGTTAGATATACATTTTAAAAACAAAACTATGGCAAACGGAAACAAAAGAAAGAAAGTGGTTAAAGGAGGCACAAATATGTCTAATAAACCAGATTACGAAGGAATTAACTTCAAGAACAAGGATATTGACAGGATTTCAAGCAGACTTCGGATATCGAACGGAACTCGAAGGTTTCTAGCAAAGAGAACGACGCATGTGCCACCGATGCCATCGACTGGAAAGGTTCTAGCAAAGAGAACGACGCATGTGCCTGATTAAAGGCCCTAGAAAACGAAACCAATAATGTCAAACGGAGGTCCAAAAAATAAACCGAACTTACCTAAGTACAGAAAGGTAAAGGGAACATCTTATAATTTTAAGAAGGACCTTAAAACCAGTGCGGGCTCATCAGACCAACCCTTTGTTGTTTATGATATGCAATTCAAAAGCAGACCACCAAAGAAGGAGCTTGATAAAATAAAGGCAAATACTCCAATGCGAAACGGAGCTATTGATAAACTTATTTATAGATACGAACCTTAAAAAATGGCAAAAGGAAGAACTAAAAAGAAAGGAAACAAAATTTGTGCTGCGGGCATAGCGTGGGCAAAGAGGAAGTTTGACACATACCCATCAGCGTATGCGAATATGGCGGCTTCTAAGTATTGTAAAGACCCTAACTATGCTAAGGGTGCAAAAGGAAAAAAGTAATGAAAAAGTTAACACCAGCACAGCAAAAGATTGCTAAGAAGGCAAAGCCTTACGACAAAATTACATCTGAAGATTTCAAGGCTCTACGCAAGAGCAATAGAAAGAATAATAATGGGAGAGCTTAAGAAATGGAGGGACGAGAAATGGGTAAGGATAGGTGCAGACGGCTCGATAAAGGGTGCTTGCGGAACAAGCAAGGACAAGAAGAACCCAGACAGGTGTCTTCCTCTAGCGAAGGCTCGGAGCATGAGCAAGGCGGAGCGTGCAGCCACTGCAAAAAAGAAGAAGCGTGCGGGTGCGAGAGGGAAGACTGTGGTTGCGAACACCCGTGCAGGAAGAGTAACTAAGAAATATACTAAAAGATAATCAGTATATTTACATTATAAAATAAAAAAATGGCAGTACAACCCAAAAGGCTAACTAAAAAAGTAGCAAGAAAAACAGCAAAGGCTGTAGGAAGAGCGACAATTAAGGCGGGCAAAACCTCTGGAGGCAAAGCTTTAAGCAAAAGAGATAAAAAAATTGTTATGGCTGCGGCTAGAGCAGTTGGACGCACAGTTGCAAAAGGTGGTTCTAAAAAAGGACTAACATCAGCAGAAATGTCTAGCATCGCTCAAGATGCTGCTAGCAAGGCAATTAATTCAGCGGTAAGGCCTAAAGCAGGTGGCGGTGGAAGTAAAAGAGGTGGTCGAAGAACAGGTCGTACTCGTGGTGCAGCAGGTCTTAGAGGCAAATAAATGAAAAAGCTAAACGAAATATTAAAGTGGGTTACTAGCGATTTAGCAGTGGCTTTGTACGCTTCGGTTATTGCAGGAATTTTGTTGGCTAAGGGTGTTACTGTTATTGGCGGTGCAGGCTTGGGAATTGCTGCCACAAAGTTGTGGTCTGCCACAAAATCATTAATAAAGTAGACATGATGTATAAAAGAACACCATTTAGGGATAGGGCTATTGACGTAATGAAAGGCAAAGAGCCTCAATCTACAATGTCTACTGACGGAGAGAATGTCGGGGGACCATTATTCCCTAAGCTCAGGGAAAAGATAAGACAAAGAAGAGAAGAGCGCCAACGTGGCCTAGGTGGTAAAGACACAGAGTCAACTGGAAGAACTTTTGAGGAGTACATAGAGGAAGGTGGGGCGACTAAGTCTCGACCTGAAAACCAGGTTGCTAATCAGCCATTAACTAAGGAACAGCGAAAAGCTCTAAGAAGAAGAAAAAAACAAGGATTATAAATGGCTGCCAAAGCCTCCATGCCATGTAACAAGCCTAGGCCTTCAGATAGGGCTGGCAAAAAAAAGATGGTAAAGGCCTGCGAAGGAGGCAAGGAGAAGCTGATACATTTCGGAGCGAAGGGTTATGGGCATAACTATTCTGCCGCTGCTAGGAAGTCATTTAAGGCTAGACACAAGTGTGGGACAGCAAAAAGCAAACTAACCGCTCGATATTGGGCATGTAAAAACCTTTGGGCAGGCAAGGGTGGCTCAACGAAGTCCTCACCGAAAGGTAAAAAAGGAAAGTACTAATGAAGTCAAGAGGACTAGGCGATAGCATAGAGAAGTTTACTAAGGCTACGGGCATCAAGCAAGTTGTCGAAAAGGCATCTGAGGTGACAGGTAAGCCATGTGGATGTGGTGAGCGTAGAGACACCCTTAACAGGCTGTTTCCGTATAAGAGAAAATAGTTAACTTTGCACTATGGCATACCAAAAACTACAACCAGAAAGAGCTATACAAGTAATACCTCACACTTCTATACCTGTACCAGACCCAGCATTGGAAGTTATATCTGGAGAGGCTGACACATATACGGGCCCCGCAATCACTAATCCTTTTCAGGACGATAATGCAACATTTGTAACCTCAGACGTTAAGGTTGGAGACATAGTATTCAATACAACCGACAAAACGATAACACAGGTGGCAGAGGTAGTAAGTGAAACTGTACTTAGGCTTGACGACGCTATTATGGCGAATGGAGAGACTTACGCTATTTATAGATACACAGACAAGTCTGCTTGCTTACTTTACGTTGGCGGTGCAGGGAACGTGGGAGTAACAACTATAGGTGGCGACCAAGTTATATTTTATGGTGTCCCAGCAGGAACGTTTATACCTGTTCAAGTAACTAACGTTGGACCTACAGGAGTTGTTACAGCAACTGACATCATAGCTTTACGATAATGATAGCCATCTTTAATGGCATATCGGTTGGGCGGCCTTGCATCCCGATGGAAGCAGGAGAAGATATAGTTACAGATAGTTTAATCTTTAGAGTTGATGCAGGTGATGCATCAAGTTATGGAGGCACAGGTACAACGTGGACCGATGTAATAAACGGTAACAACGGAACAATAAACAACGGTGCAGTTTACAACTCAGCACAAGGTGGATACTTTGAGTTTGATGGCGTAGATGACCAAGTCGACTTTGGTCAGCCTGCAATTCTTGAATCTTTCCCAATGTCCATTGATTTGTGGTTTTATGCTGATGCAGACAATGACGGATTGATTACCAAAGGAACAACAAGAGGCGATACTTCATTACGAGATTGGGATATTACAGGAGCAGGTGCGAATTTAGGTTGGTTTGTTAGTAATGGTTCAGGATATCCTGTTAACGTAAAGGATACTTATCCGTCATTAAATAATTGGCATCATTTAGTTTGCTTATGGGATGGAACAACAAGCACTAACGGAGCAAAGATGTACTTAGACGGTTCACTGTTTAAAGAGGGAACTGCAACCGCTGCAACATACACCACCTTACATAATATTTTTGTAGGTGGTAACAGAGCAGGCTATTACTTTGATGGACGTATCTCAATGGTTAAGATGTACAGCAAGGTATTGAGCGCAGCTGAAGCCTTACAAAATTATAACGCATCAAAAGACAGATACGGATTATGATAACCTATGTAATAGTAAACACATCGGACTTAGAGCTGCTTGACTATGAGCAACTATTGACAACAAGTATTGAAACTACAATACGTAATGTTGATGAGGACAAGGCTATTGTAAAGTATAAGGGTGATATGCCACCTACAATTGAGTCGTTATCCGATAAAACACTACACAATCATGATGAGATAATTGTCATTGTAAAAAGTGATGAATGGAGACCCGAACCTGACGATGCATAATAGGGATAAGTGGTCAACCTTTAATTTGAAGGAGGCAGTTCCATACATGTTCTGCATATTCCTTGCGCTAATGCTAATAAATAAGTGTGAGCAGGAGAAGGAGTATCAGCAGGAGATACAGCGAATTGAAAACAATAACGTTGCGTTATTAGACACTATCCGAAACTACATGGATGACGATGGGATGTACGCTGCTGATATCAGGGCACTGAACCTAAAGTTAGATGAATTAGGCGACAGCATATCAGTAGATAGGTCTCAGCCACCTGTTACTATAACCAATCAGACAACAGAGATACGAGAGACTATTGAAGTCCCTTCGTTTATATACGACACGATTACTATAGTAAACACTGATACGTTCTACAAGCAGATATACGTGGAGCAGACTGATACCTTCGGCAATAGCAATAGGTCCATCGAGGTTACGATACCAACTGATGGCGTGGTAGTGGCGGATGCCATAATAAACTTGGAGCAGGACATATGGGTTGAGAACACTGTGGAGCAGAACAATAAGACGGGTGAGGTGTTCTTCAGAATGAGAACTGACTACCCAGGAGTTACGTTCAATAATGCAAGTGCTATACTAGTAGACCCGAAGCAACTTGTAAAGGTACGCAAATCTTTTGGTGTTGGTTTTCAGACGGGTATAGGCATCACAACAACGGGCCAAACAAGGCATTACATAGGTGTGGGTATTCACTATTCGCCTAAGTTTTTACAATGGTAAAAAAGTATTAATTTTAAGGGCATGAAACTGATAACGAAAGAGACCGTTGTCGGCATGCCAATGTCAACCTTTGTATGGATAATGGGAATTATATTCTCAGTATTCGTGGCATACTTTGAATTGAAAGCTGGAATAGATGAGGCCAAGAAGATGCCTCCGCAGGAGATATCTGCTGATGAGATTAAAGTTTCTCTCGACGGAATCCAAAAACAGCTTGACTTAATGAATAATAAAATCGACAAACTAGATGAAAGACTTTACGAGCTCAATTCTGGAGAGTAAAGGTTGGGAGATGTTTCGTGCTGGCTGGAGACCAACTATAGGTTGGGTTTGCGGGTTGGCACTTTTATACAACTTTATCGCTAGAGATATTATTGTTATCTTCACGGAACGCTTAGGAGAGCCTGTGCAGATGGACCACTTAATAACCGTCCTTGTAACAATGCTTGGTCTAAGCGGAATGAGAACATACGAAAAAGTAAAAAATGGGAAAGATATCTGATACTTCGAAGTACGCATCGGTAACGCCAGATGCCGCTGACTATGTAATAGGAACTGATGCAGGGTCTTCAAACGCTACCAAAACATTTACGATAGCTAATATAACTAGTTACGTTGGCTCTAATTTAATTATCAGTTCTTCCGTACCATCAAGTGCTTCGGATACAGGAACAGCTGGACAAATAGCATTTGATTCTACTCACTTTTATGTTTGTGTCGCTACAGACACTTGGAAGAGAGTAGCCATAAGCACTTTCTAATGCAAATAAGAAAAATTTCAATAGGAGCGGACTACAAGAGTAGTGCGATGCACTACATCGTGGGGCAAGAGGTGCTCGGCGGTGGATATAAAATACATTTGATACAGGCTGATGATAATCAGCACAAGGTTTGGGTTGAGAAAAACAATGAAGTGTTATTGTGGAAGTCCTTTGGGCCTGCAATGCCTGTGTCAATAGAATATAATATAAATTTTTAAATGCAATCAATTCATTCGTTTTTAGTAAAACCTAAAGGCGGACGGAGATACAACAACACTAAAAGCATAGGTGACGTTGATTTTATTATAAGTATATCTCCTGAAGACCATACGGTTACAAATAGAGAGGCAATCGTTGTCTCAGTTCCAGTTAATTATGAGGGAGACGTTAAGGTTGGAGATACAATCTTAGTTCATCACAATGTGTTTAGAACCTATCACGACATGAAGGGTAGGCATCGAAGCGGCAAGAGTTTCTTCAAGGATGACTTATTCCTAGTTGACCACGACCAATTCTACCTATACGATAATGGAGATGGATGGAAGGCTCCAGGCAAGTATTGTTTTATAGAGCCTGTTGCTCCTGAGAACAATTGGTTGATTAGTTCTTTCTCGGAACAACCTCTTGTGGGTAAGATTCGCTATATTAATAATGAGCTATTAGAAATGGGCTTGAGGGTTGGTGACAGAATATCATTCAGTCCTGATAGCGAATATGAGTTTAGGATAAACGAAGAGAAGCTTTATAGGATGTTCACTGAAAACATTACGATTCATTGGAAAAGATAGAAAGGTGGCTTCAGTGCGGATGCAAACTAAAAAGAATAAAAGGAAAGTATAGATGGCAGAGATGCCCTGACGCAGTATGGATTTATGAGCAATACGAAAAAACAGGAGACTGGAGTTGGCAAGACAAGTACAATAAACACTTCAGAGATAAAGAAAAAGATTATTGATGCGGGCTACAAGGCTGTGCAGCAACTTATCAAGGTGGCTGAGGAGAATATCATTAAGCCAGACCCTGATGATGAGCTAGCAGCCGACAGACTAAAGAATGCTGCTGCGTCAAAGAAGCTAGCCATATTCGATGCGTTTGAGATACTATCAAGAATCGAGGCGGAGAAGGAGGCACTTAACGAGATTAAAAGTTCAAATAGAGGATTTGCTGAACGAAGGTCAAAATAGCTTATATCGAGTTGTAGACTCAGGTATTCCCAAGCAAGTAATAAGGCAAAAGAACAAGGGGAGAAGCTGGGTGTATGGCTACGACGAAAAGTATGATATCATAATTATTTCTCGTGATGGTACGCTAGGGGAGGTGTATAACATTAATGGCCTAATTATAGGCTTACCAAAAGCACCCAAAGAGGTGCACTCAAGAAGCAACAAAAAGGACGAGCAATATTGGGAGCGTAAGGAATACCCCAAACAGTTAAAGAGAATAAGGTCAATATTCCAATGGAACGAGATGTTATCCGATTTTAAATCGATGTGGGTTGACTACATAGAGCAGGAGTTCGACAATAGGGAGGGTGGCTTCTGGTATATGAACCACGGCAAGCCAACCTATCTTACAGGCTCGCACTACATGTACTTGCAGTGGACTAAGATTGACGTTGGCTATCCTGACTTCAGGGAGGCTAATAGGATATTCTATATATTTTGGGAGGCGTGCAAGGCGGATAAGAGGTGCTTTGGTATGTGCTACCTAAAGATTAGGCGGTCAGGGTTCTCGTTTATGGGGGCGTCAGAGTCTGTTAATCTTGGAACGCTGGCTAAAGACTCTAGGCTTGGAGTGCTGTCAAAGACAGGGGGTGATGCTAAGAAACTATTCGTAGATAAGATTGTACCAATAGCCAATAACTATCCTTTCTTCTTCAAGCCTATTCAGGATGGTATGGACAAGCCAAAGACAGAGTTAGCTTTTCGTGTTCCTGCATCTAAGATTACTAAGAAGAACATGCACGAGGTCATGGACGATGATATGGATGGCCTCGACACCACCATTGACTGGAAGAACACAGCAGACAACAGCTACGATGGTGAGAAACTGAAACTACTAGTACACGACGAGAGTGGTAAGTGGGAAAAGCCTGAGAATATTTTAAACAACTGGCGTGTGACCAAGACCTGCCTGAGGCTAGGTAGTCGTGTCGTTGGTAAGTGCATGATGGGCTCTACTTGCAACGCACTAAATAAAGGGGGTAATAACTTTAAGAAACTATACACGGACTCTGACCCTTCCACTAGAAACCCTAACGGTCAAACTAAGAGTGGCTTGTACTCTTTGTTCGTTCCAATGGAATGGAACTTCGAGGGGTATATCAATAAGTTTGGGTGGCCTGTGTTTGAAAACCCCACCACATCCTTAGAGGGTGTTGACGGAGAGATGATATCTACGGGTGCTATCACATATTGGGATAACGAGGTAAAGTCCCTTAAGAACGACGCAGATGCCCTGAACGAGTTCTATCGTCAGTTCCCTAGAACAGAGTCTCACGCCTTTAGGGATGAGAGTAAGTCATCCATATTCAACCTAACCAAGATATATCAGCAGATAGACTACAACGACTCGGTTATAAGAGACCACTATGTTACGAGGGGTAAGTTTTATTGGAAGGATGGGCCTGATAGCAAGGTTGTTTGGAGTCCTGATAGTAGGGGTAGATTTTTGGCGTCCTGGATTCCACCTAAACATCTTCAAAACAAGATTGTGGAGAAGGGCGGGAGGAAAAGACCAGGTAATGAGCATATGGGCTCTTTTGGATGTGACCCCTATGACATATCAGGTACTGTTGGTGGAGGTTCTTCAAATGGCTCACTGCATGGGCTCACTAAGTTTCACATGGACGAAGGGCCATCCAACGAGTTCTTCTTGGAGTATATAGCAAGGCCACAGACCGCCGAGATATTCTTCGAGGATGTGCTTATGGCATGTATATTCTATGGAATGCCAATACTTGCGGAGAATAACAAGCCAAGACTATTATATCACTTTAAGAATAGAGGATACAGGGGGTACTCTATGAATAGACCCGACAAGGCCCTTAACAAGCTCTCTAAGACCGAGAAAGAGCTAGGCGGCATACCTAACTCATCTGAGGACATAAAGCAGTCTCACGCAGCAGCTATAGAGTCTTATATTGAAAAGCACGTAGGCCTAGATACTACAGGTGAGCATAGGGAGGCTGGCGATATGGGTTCTATGCCTTTTATAGTTACGTTGGAAGACTGGGCTAAGTTTGATATAAATAATCGTACAAAATACGATGCGTCGATTAGTTCTGGATTGGCTATAATGGCTAATCAAAGACACCTATATAGACCAGAGGTTAAGCAATCAAAAATAAAGATTAACTTTGCAAGGTATAATAACAAAGGGAACACAAGCGAATTGCTGAACTAAATGAAAGATGTCAAAGTAAACATTCCGTCAATGTACTTCCCTAGTCAGTTTGCCTCAGACGAGGAAAAGGCTAGTTTGGAGTATGGATTAAAAATAGGTCAAGCAATTCAATATGAATGGTTTCGAAGGGACGGCAACAATGGTAGGTATTACGATAGGTATCGAAACTTCCACAAACTAAGACTATATGCTCGTGGTGAGCAGTCGGTGGCTAAGTACAAAAAAGAACTTGCCGTAGATGGAGACCTTAGCTATCTAAACTTAGACTGGACACCTGTACCTATACTTCCAAAGTTTGTTGACATTGTGGTTAATGGTATGTCTAGTAGACCATTTACCGTTAAGGCAGAAGCGCAGGACGCAATGTCTGCCGATGAAAAGAACGCATACCAAGAGATGGTTAAGGCGGATATGATTGCTCAGCCTGTTCTTCAAAAGATAAAAGATGAGTTTGGTGTTGACACATTTAACTTAGAACCTGAGCAGATACCCGCAAACGATGATGAGCTAAACATTCACCTTCAGTTGAATTACAAGCCTGCGATAGAGATTGCTGAAGAGACGGCGATTAATACCATTCTTGAAGACAACGACTATGATGACACTAGGAAGCGTATAGATTACGACTTGGCGGTGTTAGGGATGGCGGTTGCAAAACATGAGTTTAACCCTGGGTCTGGAGTTGACGTTAAGTATGTAGACCCTGCGAACGTAATTCATAGTTACACGGAAGACCCTAATTTTAACGATTGTTTCTATTGGGGAGAGATAAAGACAGTTCCAATCACTGAGCTTGTCAAAATTGACACTTCTTTGAAACAAGAAGACTTAGAGAAAATATCCAAGTACAGTCAAAATTGGAATAATTATTATAACGTTCAGCAGTATCATCAGAGTGATTCATTTTACAGAGATACCGCTACTTTGTTGTACTTCAACTACAAGACAACCAACACATTTAAGTACAAGAAAAAAATATCTGAAGGTGGTGCTGTAAAGATGGTAGAAAAGGACTCTGCGTTTAATCCTCCGCCAGAGATGCTAGAGGAGGGAAGGTTTGAAGTAATCGAAAAGACTATTGATGTTTGGTATGATGGCGTAATGGTTATGGGTACTGATATTGTTCTTAGATGGGATATGATGGAAAACATGGTTAGGCCAGCATCCGCATCTCAGCACGCTTTATCTAACTATGTTGCCGTTGCCCCAAGAATGTACAAGGGTAATGTAGAATCACTAGTTAGACGTATGATTCCATACGCTGACCTCATTCAGATTACACACCTAAAGATTCAGCAGGTTATGAATCGAATGACTCCTGACGGAGTATTTATTGATGCGGATGGCCTTAGCGAAGTAGACCTAGGAACAGGCGCGGCATATAATCCTGAAGATGCACTAAGGCTATACTTTCAAACAGGTTCTGTTATTGGCAGGTCGTACACTCAAGATGGGGAGTTTAACAACGCTAGAGTACCTATTCAACCCATTACAGGTCATTCCAGTCAAAGCAAATTACAAGCATTGCTAGGTAATTACAATTACTACCTAGATATGATTCGAAGTGTGACAGGTCTGAATGAAGCTAGAGATGGCTCAAGCCCTGACCCCGACGCATTAGTCGGAGTTCAGAAACTAGCCGCTGCTAATTCAAACACTGCCACTAGACATATTATGGAGTCTAGTATGTTTATTATAAAGAGATTGTCTCAGGCGATATCTTGCAGAATAGCAGACATACTTGAGTACTATGAGTTTGCAGAAGAGTTTGCAATGCAGATAGGGAAGTATAATGTCTCTATGTTGGAGGACATCAAAGACCTGTATATGCGTGACTTTGGTGTATTCATACAAGTCGCACCAGATGAGGAGCAAAAAGCAATGCTTGAGCAAAACATTCAGATGGCGTTAAGTAAGAATGACATTAACCTTGAGGATGCTATTGACATAAGAGAGATAAACAACACTAAGGTTGCGAATCAACTTCTCAAGATAAAAAGAACGAAAAATAAAGAGGCTGAGCAACAGCAGCAAATGGCTCAACAGCAAATGCAAATGCAGATGCAGATGCAGTCTCAACAGCAGGCAGCACAAAGCGCTCAGCAAAAATTATCTATGGAGCATCAAGTTACTCTTAGAGAGCTTCAGGCAGATGTGGCTTTTCAAATTGAGAAGTTAAAGAACGAGGCTCAAATAAAGAGTCAGTTAATGCAGCAACAATTTCAACACGATTATCAGATAGCCATGGTTAAAGAGCAAAGTCTTGACCAAAGAAACAAAGAAAAGGAAGAGGCTAAGGATGAAAGAATCGACAGACAAAACACTCAGCAATCAAGGTTAATTGACCAAAGAAAGAAGGGTGGGGCTCCTATTGATTTTATGGAGGAGTCTGAAGACCTTAACAAAGTTGCAGAGGGTGTAGGAGACCCATTCGCCCCAAAATAAAAAAGTAGTAACTTTACACGAAATTTAATCTATGGAAATCAAAGTAAGGGCTTTAGACTCTGGAGAACAGAAGTCTAAGCAAGAAGTGGAACAGGAATTATTGGCTAAGCACGAGACCGAGCAGTCTCAAGCTGAATCACAAGAATCTAATACACAACAAGGAGGGCCCAAACAAGAAGACAAGTCACTTAGTGACGAAGACGTTCTTTCATATATATCGGAAAGGTATGGTAAGAAAATCGAATCGTTCGATGAGCTAACCGCCGAGAGAAGTCAATCTGAGGAATTGCCAGAGGATGTTAAGGCGTACTATGAGTACAAAAAACAAACTGGCAGGACCATGGAGGACTTTTTGAGGCTTAATAGCAGTACGGATGACTTAACGGAAGACCAAGTTTTATTTTCTTATTACAAGGAAGTAGAGCCCGACCTAGACGATACAGACATAGACATACTTATTTCTGATAGGTTCGACACTGAGGATAATAACAGTAAAGAGTCTAAAAGAAAGCAAGTAGATAAGAAAAGAGAATTAGCTAAAGCTAAAAAGCATTTCGAATCTCAGAGAGAGAAATATAATGCGCCACTTGAGTCAAGGGCAGATGCAATTTCTAGCGAAGAGATGGAGGCTTATAGAGAGTATGTTAATCAGGCGAAAACTTATGAGGAGCGGTCAAAGCGCCAAACAGAGTTTTTCAATGAGAAAACAAAAGATATTTTCAATGATGATTTCAAAGGTTTTGAAATTAATATCGGAGAAGCTTCTTATACTTACTCACCTGGCGAAGCGAGTCAAATTATGAATGACCAGTCTAGTCTAAACAACTTCGTATCGAGGTACTTAGATGATGATGGCATGATTAAGGACGCCCGCGGATACCATAAAGCTTTAGCTGCGGCCATGAATCCCGAAAAGTTCGCCAAGTTCTTTTATGAACAGGGGCGTTCTGAGGCCATAGAAAATGATGCAAGGCGTGCTAAAAACATCAACATGGATGTTAAGCAAGCTCCACAGTTTTCTAGTAAAGGGGGATTCAACGTTCGTAGCGTCGCCCAAAATCGAGGCAACGGACTTAGGATAAAAAGTATTAAAAAATCATAAAACATAAAAAATGGCAGGTTCATTAGCGAGCACTCCAGGTTTTAATTTACAACCTAGTGCAGAGAGGGTCGCAACCTCATCAAATTATTTAACTGACTTCAACTTTTTGAATCAGTATTTACCAGACGTTTACGAGGCTGAGTTCGAGCGTTATGGCAACCGTACTATCTCTTCTTTTTTAAGAATGGTAGGTGCAGAGATGCCAACTAACTCTGACTTAATCAAGTGGGCTGAACAGGGTCGTCTACACGTAAAGTACACTGAGTGTACTACTGCTCAAGCACCAGCAACTATTGCTACTGTAGTTACATGGACTATTGGTGATAGCTTGACGGGCTTAGGATTCGTTGATGGTCAGATAGCACTTAGAGAAGGGCAGACAATCATGATTTCAGACAATACGCCTGGTTCTTCATTATCAAACAAAGCGGTCATCACTACTGTAGACTATACATTAGGTACTATCGGTGTTAGATACTACGAAGCAGCTCAAGTTGTTCCAGCGAGCACTAACTGTTCAATTTTCGTATATGGTTCTGAGTTCCAAAAAGGAACAGACGGAATGGTTGAGTCTTTAGAGTCTGATGGTTTGATTTTCGAAAACAAGCCAATCATCATCAAAGACAGATTTACTGTATCTGGTTCTGACATGGCTCAAATTGGATGGATTGAAATCAGCACTGAAGACGGAGGGACAGGATACTTATGGTATCTAAAATCAGAGCACGAAACAAGACTTCGCTTCGAAGACTACTTGGAGACTGCAATGATTGAGGCTGTACCTGCTGCTGACAGTTCTGGAGCAGAAGCTGCTCTTGGATATGCTGCTGCTGGTAAAACAACTGCTGGTTCTGAGGGTGTATTCCACGCTGTAGAAAACAGAGGAAATGTTTGGAGTGGTGGTAACCCAACTACACTTTCTGACTTTGACGCTGTTATTCAGAGACTTGACAAGCAAGGGTCTATCGAGGAGAACGTATTGTTCTTAAACAGACAATTCTCTTTCGACATTGACGATATGCTTGCTGCTCAAAACTCTTACGGTGCAGGAGGTACTTCTTACGGTCTTTTCGACAACGACGAGGAGATGGCATTAAACCTTGGATTCTCAGGATTCCGCAGAGGTTATGACTTCTACAAGACTGACTGGAAATACTTGAATGACCCAACAATGAGAGGTGGTCTTACAGGTGGTGGCGTGAACGGACTTTTAGTTCCTGCGGGTTCTACAACTGTTTACGACCAAATTCTTGGTAAAAACGCTACTAGACCATTCTTACACGTTAGATACCGTGCATCAGAAACTGAGAATAGACGATACAAAACGTTTATTGTTGGTTCTGCTGGTATGGTTGATGGCCGTGTTGGAACGAGCTTAGATGCTATGCAAGTACACTTCCTCTCTGAAAGAGCGGTATGTGTAATGGGAGCTAACAACTTCTTTATTTTCAAAGGATAATATTCCTTAACCTTATGGGGGGAGGCAACTCCCCCCTTTTTTAAATTAAATCAAATGAAAAATAAAATATACGTTTTAAAGAGTAAGGCTGCACCGTTAAGCTTTATCTTGGCTTCTAGAAATACTCACAGAAAGCCACTTCTACATTTCGACGGAAAAACTAACAGAGCGCTTCGATACGCTTCAAATCAAAAAAGCCCATTTGAGGACGAACAGGATGGCAATGCCATATTACAACCTGTTGTTTTTGAAAATGGGTTCTTAACTGTTTCTGAAACAAATCCTGTATTACAGAAATTTCTTGACCTTCACCCAGGCAATGGGCAAGTGTTCGAAGAAGTTAATACAGAGAGAGATGCTCAGGAAGAACTAGACATTATAAACTACGAAGTAGATGCTCTTATCGCTGCGAAGCAAATGGATATCTCTACAATGGAAACCGTGGCTAGGGTACATCTCGGTCTAAGAGTAGACTCAATGTCTTCAGCTGAAATCAAAAGAGACGTGTTGATGTTTGCTAGGCGACACCCTCAAGCATTCTTAGAGTCTATGGAAGATTCTACTATTGAGATTCAAGATTTAGTGGCTAGACTATTTAATAATGGCTTACTATCTCTTAGAAATAAAAACAAAGAGGTGTACTATAATCTCCCAAACAATAAGAAAAAGCTAACTAACGTTCCTTATGGCGAAGACCCAAGGGATATTGTACTTGGCTTACTTATCAAAGACGAGGAGGTTATGAATGCACTCGAAAAACAATTGACGAAAATAGAAGGATAATAAATATCATTGTTTAGAGAGCCCTTCGGGGCTCTTTTTTTTGCTTATATTTGCGTCATGGAAAAATATTTACGTATAAACTCATTAGCTGTAGCCAAGGCCGCAGATACAACTGCCGCTCCTGGGGCTGATAATCAATTAAAAGGCTCAGCCGCTGTTAATTTTGAAACTCTTCCCGTTGAAGCTGGGGACTTTGTCTTAATTTCAACAGGTGGCAGCAATGGCCCTGCGTATTCGCTTGACAAAGTGGTTACTAGAGATTCAGCTACAACTCTAACGCTAAACACAACGTCTACATTCGCGATACCAGCAAGCAAGCAGTACCAAGTATACGACAAGGACACTCGAAGAGATAACATTATTAGATGTAATGATATTGTATCTATAGTTCAAATAGGAGGGGCTAGAGATGTAGACATTTCAGGTTCTCCAATTTTAGGGCTGATATATAATGGTATTGAGATTCAGTATACGGGCGGGGCTATGTTAACGATTGTGTTTGAAGGTAATGACCCAAACGAAACCAAGGCAGGGCTTTTCCTAGATGCTCTTATCAATCAGATAGAAACACACTTGCAATCTAGTGCCACCAAGGTAATGGCAGACTTTGTTATTCCTCCAGGCTCAGAAGATTTTGTGGCTATACAGAGAGGTTCAGCAGCAGTTGCAGTTTCTTAGTATATTTGCAGAGTATTTTTTAACAACCAAAATTTTTTTATCATGGTTAAATTTTTAAAAGTAGCCGTTGGCGGTCAAGATTATTTAATTCCTTGCCATAAGGTTATAGCCGTAAGGCCTAATAGTACTGATACCAAAGTTGATATTTTATTCGACGCTCCATTGCAAACTAATGCAGCTGCGGGCGCAGGAGAAGTAGCAGCACTTCAGTTGGTGGCAACCGCAGCATCTGATGCACCTAAGACAAAGGTTTTTGCAAACGAAGTCATTGCCGCTATAGGTAAAGCATTAGAGCATTCTTGGACAGAGCCGATTGTATCTCTAGGAGGATTGACTTATCCAGTGACTGGAGCTGGTTATCTTCACCTAGATTATTCTTCTTAATAAAGAGTAATACTCAACTAACTAAAGGGGTCGGTTTCGACCCCTTTTTTATTTTGTATCTTTATCGTTATGATTAACGAGGTTCGTCAAACTGTACTCGCTATAGCGAATAAAAACAACTACGGATACATACCACCAGAGGATTTCAATAACTATGCAAGACATGCTCAGATGGATGTGTTTAAGGAGTTTTTCTATGACTATAATGACCAAGTAAATAGACTTAATAAAAGAGTTGCGGTCAATCAGTCTACTGCGGTAAGTGCTTCAACAAATGAGGCGTATGGAGACCTAGCAGAGCGCAAGAGACAGGTTATAGAGATATTCTCAGAGATTAAGTCTTTGGGCAATATCACAAGTAGTGGTAGTCACGTTTTTGATAAACCTAGTGACCTATACCTTCTTAATAAGTTGGTATACTACAACACGCAAAATGCTTCTGGCACACAGACAGCCTTTAGTGCAACACCATCGGCTCCCACGCTTACTGATACTGGCGCTACATTTACCACCTCAGCAACTGTTGGTGACTTAGTAGTAAACACATACACATTTGACACGGCCTTTGTAACATCCGTCACTGATACCGTGTTAGGTCTTACAGAAGACATATTCAAAGATTTAGGGGGCGGATTATCTATGACATATAAAATATTCAATCCAAGCAAATATGCCGAGATTGAGATTCAAGACCCATCAAAGATTTGGTCTCTTGACTCGTCTAACCTAACGAAGCCCACAACTATGTTCCCATCGTGCTTAATGCAGGGGAACAACGTAATTATGTATCCCAATAGTATAACCAATAAGGGTAGTGTAATTTCACAATATATTAGAGAACCACTTGACCCTGCGTGGACAGGATTTGCTGAGGGTTTATTTAACCCTTCAGAGCCTGGATATCAAGACTTTGAGTTACCTGAATCAGAGCTTCCGCTACTTGTAAATAAGATATTGCAGTTGGCTGGTGTTTCAATCAGGGACGAGCAAATTTATCAGTATACGGTGGGGCAAGCATCAATTGAAGACACACAAGATAAGTAATGGCATATTTGACAGGATACCAATATTATGAAAATGCAGGAGCTAGTCCTGAAAACGCTAACTGGGGGTCTTATCAGTATGTATCCCTATCGGACATCGTAAAGAACTTTATGGTGATGTATACGGGCCAAGAAAAGATGCTTGCTAATGTGTCTAGGGCTCAAGTTATATTTCACGCCAAGCGTGGCATTCAAGAACTAAACTATGATGCATTCAAGGAGATTAAAGCTTTGGAGCTAGATGTTTGCGAAAACTTAAGATTTGTATTGCCTAACGACTACGTAAATTGGGTTAGAATATCTATGTTTAAAGACGGATGCCTATATCCGCTCACTGAGAATATTCAGATAAATAGTGCAAAGGCATATCTTCAGGATAACGACTGTAGCATATTGTTTGATGAGTTAGGTAATATTATTCAGCCTGAGCAGTCTGGACTAGATGTAGGAAGAATAAACAAAACAAATAAAAGTATATACTTAAACGAGGGTAGCAAGTATCACGGTCAAGAGGGATATCTTATAAACAACAGATATTACTTTGACTTCCCAATTGGGGCGAGATATGGCCTAAATTCAGAGACGGCGAACTCAAACCCTACGTTTAGGATTGACAATAAGAGTGGCGTAATAAATTTCTCATCAGGAATGGGTGGAGAAACTTGCATTCTTGAATATATATCTGATGGCATGGAGGGTGGAGATGATTCACTCGTGAGTGTGAACAAGTTGTTCGAGGAATATATTTACGCTTACATAAAATATATGATAGTTAACTCTAGGGTGGGCATTCAGGAGTATGTGGTTAAAAGGTCTCAAAGAGACAAATCTACACTACTTAGAAACGCCAAGATTAGAATGAGCAATATTCATCCTGGCAGACTACTAATGAATTTAAGAGCACAGGGAAACATAATTAAATAATGAAAGAAACTAGGTCTTTCCTTAAAGGGCGCATGAATAAGGGCGTCGATAAGCGCATCCTACCCGAAGGTGAGTATATTGACGCTATGAATATCAGGGTAAATAGCCCTGGTAATAACGACGATATAGGCGCTGTGCAAAATGCAAAAGGAAGCAGGAGGCTAACCGAACTAGAGTTTGCGGGGGAAAGATTGTCATTTGGCGCTAAGTGTATTGGGGCTTATTCCGACGACACTAAAGAAACCATATATTGGTTTGTTTATGACCCAGGAGGCACAAATACTGATGGGCAGACTACCGATGCGGTAGACATGATTGTGTCTTACAATATGAATACAGACCAACTTGTATATCATGTCATGTCGGTTAGCGTATTAAACTTCAATCCTCAATATTTAATTACGGGAGTAAATAAAATTGGGGACTTGTTGTTCTTTACTGACGACTTAAATCCTCCTAGAAGAATCAATGTAACAAGGCACTATCAGTTCCCTTCAGGAAGTCCGTTTTCGGATAACATTACTGAAGATGACATCAGTGTCATTGTGAAGCCACCAGCACTACCACCATCAATCAATATGGTAAAGACGGGTGCTGAGGAGAACTTCATTGAGGACAAGCTGATTGCATTCGCATATAGATATAGATACAGAGACGGAGAGTATAGCGCATTGTCTTCATTTAGTGAGTTGGCTTTTAACGCAAAGGAGTTTGAGTTTAATCGCTCTTCCTATGACAATGGCGGAATGGAAAATAGATTTAACGCTGCTGAGGTAACTTTCAATACAGGACCCAGTAACGTTGACAAGATTCAATTGTGCTATAAGATAAGCGATACTAATACCATAAGTGTTATTCAAACATACGACAAAGCAGACCTTGGCTATACCGACAATACTGACAAAACAATTGTATTTGATAACAGTAAGGCCTATGCTGCGCTGCCATCGAATCAGTTGGCTAGGGCATATGATAATGTGCCACTAAAGGCAAAGGCACAGACCATATCAGGTAATAGGCTTGTATATGGAAACTATAATGATGGAAGGGACTTGACCGATGAGGATGGCAATGATGTTAAGATAGCATACACTTCAGAGCGCAGAACAACAACGTCGGCTGTTTTTAAAGAGTCTGCGCCGACCACGTTTAATACAATATCGTATGACATTGAAACGCCATCTGTTAGTAGGTCAGTTGAAGGTAAGGCTACTATAAACTTTAATGGAATCAATCTATCAAAAAACAATGTGCTGAGCCTTGTTTTCATTTTCACCAGGGACAACTCTGTGTCTACATATGTAAAGACTCTTGACGAAGGAAATGAGTTTGAGTTTGAGATGAGGTATACACTGCCTAGAGACTATAGCTCGGTTCATGAAATATTTTCTAGTCGTGAATTTAAAGATGCTTTAGGCTTTGACATAACCTCTCAAGGTCACACCAACATACGTAACATAATAACAACAGAAACCGTAAATAACAATTCATTCTGCAATGGTGGAACTACATTCACAGACCAATATATGTGTGCCTATGAAAGTTCAAGAAGCAGAAGTAATCTTTCAGTAATAGCAAATGGCATTGATAGTATTGGAACGAGCATTAGTAGTCTTGTTGAAACAAGGCAGATAGAGGTTTCTAGTACTGCTGGAAGCACAGAGGTGTCTTTTAGCTTTCCTATGTTCAAGCTAAATCACGATAGTGCAGATTACTACGAATACTTTGATGTAACCGCTCTTGACTTCTTTTCTTCACAAGGGGGAAATGGTAGCAAGTCTCTTCATAGTAACAGGGATTATGACCTTGGCATTGTTTATTTGGACGAACACAATAGAGCCACTACAGTACTCACTTCAGAAAACAATACTACATATGTCCCTGCGAGTGGTAGTGATGAAATCAATATAGTTAGAGCTAGGGTTCCTATAACACAGAAGCCACCTTTGTGGGCTAGTAAGTACAAGTTCTTTTTGAAAAGCTCAGGAGGAGACTATGACTCTATATTCTCTGATGTGGTATATGTAGATAGTGCCGATGGAACTTGCTACTTCAAGTTAGAGGGTGATAACCAAAACAAAATGAAGACGGGTGATGTGCTCACCGTTAAGTCGGATTCTTCGGGAACTTTAAATAAACTTTCTAAGGTTACTGTTTTAGATATTGAAGCATTTGGAGAGAACCAAATACCAGGCAACTCTACTTCACTTCAAGGGCTTTATATGTCCATAAAACCTGGAGCCTCAATGAGCGTAGACAATGCAGGGACTGCTGTTTATTCCATAAACCCAGAATCGGTTAAAACAAAAGCATATAAGCAGCCCCCCATAGAAATAGAATTATTCCTTAATAGCTCAGATGACGTTCCAATAAACTCAGGCGATAGGGTTTTTCTAAGAATAACTCACCAAAGGGAGGGTACTACCGCTAGGTGCGAAGAGATAGTTGACGAGTTTAGAATAGACAACTTTGTGGCTCAAGTTGATTACGCCAACTTCAAAGAGTTTTTTGATGGCCACAATGGAGGCTTAAATTGGGAAGATATTAAGTTTGATTCAGGGGTAGCAACTCTTCCTGCTAGGTACTATGGTAATACAGGGACGTCTTCTTCCAACAGCATACTTACGACACTTACTGGTCCAAGTTACCCAAATGGCATTCCTAGAGAAACAAACAATGAGCATAGGTTTCAGTTTATAACTAATTCTAATGGCAGGTTGGTGTTGCTTGCTCAGGCAGGTGCAGAGGGATGCAGGGGAGCTAAAAAAATGAAAACAACCGCAAAGGTTGAAATTATAAGAAACTCAGGGTTCTATGCATTTGAAACACAGCCTGAGGAAATAACGTCAGAGATATACTATGAAGGTAATCAGGTCTTTGATGTATCTACTGATGGCGCAGGAAAACTAGTTCATAAGGGAAACACTCAGGACCAAAACACCGCCACTAGCGCAGACGCTATATGCGACCTAAACTTCCACAATTGCTACACATTCTACAATGGCGTAGAGTCATTAAGCATAGGAGACAGGATAGCCTCTCACAAGTTCTTCTTAGGGGAGCGAG